TTGAAATATAATTTGTTCAAGACCATTTTCATCTCCAATAAAATGAGCATCGTCTATTAAAATATTGTGTGAGTTAGTATCTAAATTTCCACCGAGTTGAGGAGAAGTATCTCCAAGTAAATCTGCAACTACTGTTGAGTCTAAAAAATTTACTGTATTAGCCGAATAATCTATTGTCGCAAAACTAATATCATCTGATCCATCATAAAACTTAATAGTTGGAGAAGATGCCGAAGTTGTATCTAACCACATTGTTCCAGCCGCCGCACCACTTGGTCTTGATGACCCTGAGTGCATTGAGTTTATAGCTGAAAGTGCATTATTTAAATCTGTTCTAAAATCAGGAAAACTCTGATTTGCAATATTCATATCATGTTGTGCCATAACTTCTTATACTCCTTTTAAAATCCTTTTGCAATATAATCAAATGTTCTTGAAATATTTGTCCCACTTGAATTTTTAAATAAAACTTGGAAATTATTAACAGTTTTATTAGAGACTGTAAAGAAATCTCCTGTATTTGCATCTTCCATTGTTATACCTACTGCATAAGCAGTAGTTTTAAATGGTGTTGTAAAGGTAACAGTTTTTGTACTTGTTCCTGAAACAATATCATTTCCGCTAAATATTCTATCAGGCATATCTACTGTTACTGTTACAGCAGATACAACAGCAGTTGAAGCTAAATCTGTTGAGGTTAAAACTATTCTAAATTTTAAATATCTGGCGGTATAATTACCAATAACAAAATTTTGAAAAGATGTATAAGTTGAATTATCATCACTTGTAGCAATTTCTAAATGTGCATCACAATTAGCTGGTGTATCTCCATCAAAATTTGAGGCACTTGAATCAAAGAACCCTGAACGATTGTCAAATAAGTCATCAGGATTTCTTGCTGATTGAGTTAAAGAAGCTGTAACTCTTACTGTATGTTTTGCACCAATGTCAATAACATTTGCAAACTCATAATTTCCTGATGGTAAAAAGTCTGCATTAGCTAAACCTGAATCAAAAAATCTAGTAGTATTTGCATCAAACAAACCAGAAGCCGCATCAAATAATTCACTTGAATTTAATACAATAGCATCATCTGATATTGATACATTTGTTTTAGTTCCAGAAAATGTTGGATGTTCATTTACTGTTGTTATGGCATTAAAATTTTCAGCACTTGTAACATTTGATACGATTGCAGTTGCGTTTGATGAAAAATTGCCTAGCTTATCCACTGCCTTTATTAGATATGTTCCTGCCCTTGCTGGCACGGTAATTGATGTTGCTGGTCTTGAAACTTTTGTAACTAAATTTACTGAGTTTAACCAATCTCCTGTTCCATCAGTTAAAGAAGAAAATCTTATTTGATAGTATGCAAGGTCGAGATCACTAATTTGTTTCCAAGATAAATGAGCATCTTGACCTGTAATATTACAAGAAAAATCTTCAACATCTTCAGGTGGTAAAATAGCACCTATGATTGTTCTTGAAGCTGACACATAAGTAGATGATACTCCTAAAGTTGATACTGCTTTTACTCGCACATCATAGGTGGATTGGTCTATTACATTTAAAACTCTATGATTTAATCCTGACCCTTGTGCATAAATTATAAAATTTGAGTCTGTACTTAACTTGTATTCTACTTGATAATAATCAATAAAACTATCAGGAGAAGCACCTATTACTACATCTAAAGCTACAATTACAGTTCCGTCATTATATTCAATAAGTTGGTCAGATAATGTAATACTTGCTGGAGCACTAACAGAATAAGGATTTGGAAGAGTTGTACTTGGTGTTGAAGCAACTTGTGTTTTTGTAGCCCAAGTGTAATGTGAATCTTGATGTATAACTAAATTTAATTGAATAGTAAAATCTTCATTAAAAGTCATTCCTATAACTCTATGTGGTTTTGCAGAATAGCCTAAAGACGATAATGTTATATTTACTATATCTCCTATTGCTAAATCATAAGCATCAAACCCTACTGTTAATTGTAGTCCTTTTGAGTCTCTTGATCTTCTTAATATAACTTCTGCAAGTTCCAAAGCCTGATATGGAGAAGTAATCGTACTAAAGTCAAATCTTCCCTCTAATAAAAAACCACCATCAGCAGTTTTCATTGTTGCGTGTTGATCTGCTGAAGCATAAGCACTATCATCTATTTCAGGAAATTGTACTTCATCAACTTGATAATTACGATCTGGGTTAATAAATGAAACTATAACTCTATTATACTTATTTGATTTGGTTTCGCTTGCTAAACTATATCCACCTATAATATCATCTTCTGTTAAAGTTATAGAAGCCGATCCTGTGGTTTCAGCAATTAATTTATATTTTCCTGATGAAAAAGGTAAATATGATCTTGCACCTTTAACTAACTCTCTAACATTATCAATTACTTTTCTTGAAGTATCTATAACTGCATTGCAATCTAAAACATCTATTGTTGTTGAGCCATAAGCAGTAACATCAGTATCGAAAACTCCAGATGAAGTATAAAAACTTGGTACATCAATATTTGCTATCGGTATTCCTTTTCCATATCTTTCGTTTGTTAAATAGTCTAATAAACACCAAGCTGGATTATTAGAATGTGCCGCAGTTTGTGCAACTGAACTAGAATTATAAGCGACAACTTTTTTACCTTTAATTATCGCTTGGATTAGTGGTATTCCACCAAACGCATCTTGATTCCATTTAAACTTTAAAGATAAATAAGCAATACCTCTTAATCTATGGTTTGATGTCCAAGATGTTAGTGTTCCTAATAAATCGCATTGTGCTTGACTATCAGTTCCATAATGACATTTAACACTAATTAAACTTGTGCTATCTTTATAAAAGTTTCCATCACCTGTCCCTACTGTTCTTAAAGTATTGTCTGCTAAAGTACCTGACCATGTAACTTCTTTTTCATCAATAAAAATTTTTTCTACACTTTCTATTTCTCCCTCACATAAAGCTAGTGCAACATATAAATACTCATTGTCAGATCCGCTAGACTCAACAAAGACTCTTGTGCCACCTACCTTTCTTTCTCCATAAACAACTGGAATAGATTGATCGTTAGACTGATGGTTTAATAATATTCCTTTTTCGTAATTATTAAAATCACTATCTCCAAAGTCAGGTCTATCAGGTCGTCTATTAGATAAAAATAACCAACCAATAGCAAATATTGCTAAAGCGACATAAGGATTTAAGTTTTTTAAAAAATTAACTGATTTTGTTATAATTTTAACAACTGTTTTTGCTGACTTAAAAACTTTTTTTGCCGCTTTAAAAGGATTGAAAAAAGATTTAATGCCTGTTTCATTTACAGGCTTTCCATACCCACCTAATTTTTTTAATATTTTTTCTTCCTCTTTATTAATGTAAGCAATAAATTCACCTTTAGGTGCGTATCTGTTTAATATTTTTTTTCCTATTTTAACTAATAGTTTATCAAACCAATTAAACATTATGTTCTACCCCACTTAATATTTAAAACAGTTTCACTAGCAAAAGCCATACCCACATCACTACTAAAAAATCTTTGTTGGGATATATTGTTTGTTTTTCTTCCAGATTTTTTTTCAAAATCAGCCCAATGAGAAACTATATTAAGATTTAATATTGATGAAGTTTGATCTTCTGATATTGTGTATGTTTCAATGTTTCCTTTATATAATAAAAAAGGGTCAGCTATAATTGCATTATTATCATCTAAAAATGCTCTATAAATTGTTACTGCATCATTAACTATATTTTCTGCTAGTGCTAATGATATGTATGTTTGATCTGCTCCTGATAAAGCTATTGATATGCTTGATTTACCTATGTCAGTTTCTTCTGATACTTCAGGGTAACTTACTAAAAATTTGCTTGATGAATAAGTAACACTAGAGCCTGATACACTTGAAGTTAAATTATGTACGCAATCTGTAATATTTTGTGGAGTAGCAAAACCAATGGTAATTAAATGAACAGGCTTTATTTCATTTGTCGCTAGGTGATTCTTTACTGCCGTAGTTAAGTTTCTCGTCATAAATCTCGTATGTTGTTCTGTTTATTTTCTCACTATTCTTTATCACAACATAGCTAAAAGTTCCATCAGGGATTTGATGCCTTTTAAGGTCACTATTAATTAAATTAATTTCTGACTCATCAACTACTTTTTCAGCAATAACATCAACATTTACCCAATGTTTAATTAAATATTTTACCATTAAGTAGTTTCTTCAACATCTAACTCATATTTGTATAATAAATTTCCATCCTTATCAGTTCCTACTACTCCAAAAGACTGAACATCATTTACTAAATGAACTGTAAAAGGAACATTGTCATATGTAACTGCTGAATCATTTGCTATATCTGCAATTAATGGCGGCTCAATAGTTACTGTTGCCGCATTACTTGAACTTGTTACATCTGCAACCACCATATAAATTTTATCGTGCGAGGCAAACTTAATTAAGTCTCCTGCTTTAAATCTGCCTGCACCATCGCCAGCGAATCCGTCCATAGCTATTGTTGTATCTCCAGCAGATTGTGCACCATTAACTAAAACTGTTCCTGTTTCACTTCCTTTTGCATCTTCTAATTCTGGTGGGATAATAGTAAAATTTTCTTTTCCACTTCTTTGTTTAACAATAAAAGCCATCAACTCTCCATAGGCAGTTGCTCTAGTAGATGTAATAATAGAAATGGTAAATGCCCATCTTTGAGAATCAATAGTTCTTGATAATTTTTTACCACTTATAGATTTAGATATGATTGTACTTTGAATGGAACTGAAGCCCATTGTTTCAAATTTAGATGTTGATATAGGAAATGCACCACTCATTATATTAATTCTCTCTTACCTTTTTCATTTAAAGCATTATTTATTATTGAAGTTATAATACCTCTGTTTTCTACTAGAACAGAATTAAAGCTGTTTGAGTCTATGGCTTCAATATTAAAATTTACATTAACAGTTCCACCACCAGTTCCTCTTGCTGATTGTGTTATTTGACCTGAACTGTTTGGAATAAACATTTCTGCACCTCTCTCTCCTACTACTACTGGTTTTCCTTTTGATACTGCACCACCTGTGTTCATCATAGGTATTCCAAAGAAAGAGCCTACTGCTTTTATTGCCGCTTGTTTTTTTATTTCTTTAGTTTGTTTTTTTAATTCATGTGTAACTTTTTCTTCGCTTTTTACTTGATCTTTTTTAAACGCACTTCTAATTGCTTCTTGAATAACTATTTGAATTGTAAAAGCTAAAACATCTACTAATATTCTTTGTGCTATTTCTTTCATTGTCATATTTAATTCTTTACCCATAATAACTGCTTCTGCTAAACCTCTTGAAAATGCTTTAATTCCACTTTGTACCATTTTAGCAAGTGTAGTATTAATACTTTCAAAGTCCTTTTTAAAATTTTCTAAAGTTGTTTCTCTAATTTTTTGTAAACTAACACCCATTTTTTCTGCCTCTTCTTTACTTGCCTCAAGTATAGACATCATTTCATTGTATTGTGCTTTTGAAATTTTGGCATTGATTTCTAAATTTGTTAAAAAGTTTCTAATTGCAGTTTCTGCTTCTCCCCAACTGTCTGCTGAATCTTCTCCTGTTTGTTTTATAGCTTTTAAAGGTGTTTTAAGTTTTTGTGCGGTTGCAAACATCTTATCAAATGTTAATAAATTAGCCTCAAAAGTTTCTTGACTAATTAATTTTAATGTTCTCATTCCAGCATTAACTTTATCCATAAGATTAGCATAAGTTTCTAAGACAGTACCTAATGCTGAACGGATAATATCTATTGTTGACATTATAAGTACAACTAACAATTTACCTTTGCCACCTAACATTAAAAAACCTATAATTCCAAGTTCTCTAATTCCAGATGGTAGTGCTTTAACTGATTGTATAATTCCTTCCATAGCAACACCTACTAACTTAAATACAGGCTTTAAAGTATCCATTAAAACTGCACCACCAATTAAAACATTTTTAACTGTTTTAATCATAAATTCAGATATTCGTATTGCTAAATTGTTTAAAACTGCCTCATTTGCTTCCATAATATTATTAATGTCTGCTAAACCTTGTTTTACAAAATCAAAAAATCCAGCTTGGTTAGTTTCTGTTTTAAATTTAAAAAGTTTATCTCCCAACATAGATAAAGTTCCTGTCATTGTTGTAGATAAAACTTCTGTTGCTTTTGCAAATCTACCATTTTCTCCGAATGTTTTTTCAAATGCCTCAATAGTTTCTTCTACTGATACTGTTGCTCCCATTTTAAATCCTAATAATGCTCTTACACCTCTTTCTCTAAATACATCTGCGGCGGCAATACCTCCTGAAAATGCTCTTTGAATTTGAGTTGCAGTTAGAGCAAAGTCTAGTCCTGTTACTGACGCAACATTACCTGTTATTTTTAATATTCTTGTTAAATCTTCTGCGTCTTTTGCTACGACTGCCAAGTTTCCAGATGCTTGTGAAATTTCTTCAAGAGAGAAAGGAACTTTAGCCGCAAATTTAGTTAGGTTTTGAAAAGCTTTAGCACCCTCTTTTGCATTACCAAATAGAAAGTTAAATCTTACTGCTAAATTTTCTACTTCCATTCCTGTTTTTAATAATGATCTTACAACTAAACCACCACCGATACCTATTAAAGCAGATTGAACTGAAAATACTGCACTTCTTAAATTTGTTAAACCAGCACGAATACCATTAAAGGCTTGTTTTGTTTTATCTTTTGCTAATATATTTAATACTAAATTTTGTGCCATTATCTATGCCTTGTTTTGTTCATAGCCATTTCGTGTTCTTCATTTTCTAACATTAAAAAGCCTATCCAATGGTTATACTCCCATTCTTCCATTTGTAAAACTTCTTTTAAGGATATTTTTAACCTATCTGCTACAAGAAAACAATTCTTAAGTTCAGGATCAGATTTTAGTTTTTTTTTACTTCTTCAGGATTGATTGCTTTTACCATTTCTGTGGCTATGCGTGAGAGGACATCAGAATCTACTTTGTGCATTAAACCTAGTTTATCTTCTAATGTAAATAGTTTATTGCCATCTTTATCAATAGCTTTCATAACTAAAATATCAGCAAGAATACTGACATCATTTAGATTATCAGACTTTTTAAATAATTTATTTTTTTCAGATAAGGTTATAGGATTCCAATATATTACACTAGGATTGCCAGCTTCATCTTTCCATTCATCAACCTCCATGTGCTGAACACCTAAAGACTCAAAATGAGATTTGGCTCTGTCAATAAATTTCATACAGTATTATTATACAGTTGCTCTTGTCAATGCTCCTGTACCTTGAAAAGTAACTGATCTTGAAATGATTGCATCCATAGAGTTATTAACTGACATTCCAGTTATAATTCCTGTTCCTGTAAATTTTTCATCTCCAGAAGAATTACCCTCTGGTAATAAAACAAAAGATATAGAGCTTCCTACTGTTAAAGTTTGTTGTGGAGAATCAGTTTCATCATAACTCATTTCTAATGAGCCACTAAATGATGTTCTTCCAGCAACAAATGATTTAGTTGCATCTGTTAAAGCTGTATCTTCTACAACATCTGCAGTAGTTTCAAGTGTAAAACCTGTCAGTTCCCCAACACCTGATCCACCAGCAGTTACGACTCCTTCTTTTCCGTGATGTGTTGCCATGTTTTAGTTTCCTTTTTACTTGTTTGTTTGTTTTGTTTTTCTTGTTTCCAACCTAAATCTAAAAAATTATCAAGTTGAGTTTCATTAATTGTAACTTCATTCCCATCTTTATATAATTTAATGTCTTTAGCCATAATGTCTTTTACTATTTATCTTCTTCTTCGTCAAGTTCTTCATCATCTTCCCACTCATTTTCTTCATCTTCCATATCCACAGTATTACCATCGTCTATTTCTCTATGAGTGTCAATAAGTTCTTTAATATCTGCTACT